CAAAACGATCAGGTCTTGATGATGTAATTCAGCACCACAAAGGGCTGCATATTGTTGTGCGGCTGGTCGCCGCCATACGGAATACCGTCCTGATTGCTCGACGATCCTGCATTGCCACCCGACTGTCCAACAGCCGCGTTGATATGCCCCATATGAGCAGGCATTTCATCGATGGTCAGTTGATGCATTTCCGCACCCCCAACCTCACCAAGCGTCCGGGTGGAAAGGCCGTCCGCCGCACCTGCCCCAATCGGAGCACGACCGCACAGGTTGGGCAGCGCAAAGCTGGCCTCGGTGCCACCCTGCCCGAAGGCATGACCGATCACCGCGAACAGATCGGCATATTCGTCAACACTGACCACCGTACCATCACAGATCAGAAAACCTTCCGGGGCCGAGGCCCCGGCAAACGGCATCACCGTCCCGGTCGGCACCGCTGTATTGGTGCCACCGCCCCCGGAATTGCCCCCGCCGACAATCGTGTTGATTGCCTGCAAAAGCTGGGTTTTGTCATCACAATCCGGCCAGATACCGGCCGCCTGAATGACATTGAGAACTTCACATTCAACAGGTGTTGACCCTTGCATAAGCACTTCCTTTGATCTGGAGAAAAAGAAACCCCGGCAGAACCATCTGCCGGGGCGAGGGAAAAGAGAGGGAAACGATGGTTGGGGTTTACTGACCGGTTACAGCCGACGGATAAAACGCCTTGATCGCAAAGGTCATCGCCACGTTGCGCGGGCGGGTTTCGCTGCCAACACGCGCGTTCGGGGAATTGGCGCTGTCAAACATCAAATCCCATCCTCCTGTATCTGACTGAGAGCTGATACGAGCCGGCTGCTGCGCGCCTTGCTTGAAGGCTCCAGTGAAAGATGATTCAGTGAACCCAAACGCTACATTGCCACCGAATTGGTACTCGCCGGTAATCTGCTGCATCTGATCAAGCTGACCAGATGCGAAGTCTCGGCTGTCATCCACACCACGCCCGGCATCGAAACCACGCAGGAACTCCCCGCGCAGATCGGGCAGATTGAAGGTTGAAATCTGGTCGCCATCGCCCCAAACGGTGCCGATGGTGGCGTAAAGATCGGCATAGTCGGCACGCGAGACTTCGGAACCGTCGCAGACCAGCCAGCCTTCCGGCGGCGTCGGCATGGCGAAGGCTGAGACAGAGCCAATTTCACTGCCGGTGATCACAGTGTTGCCGCCAGAACCACCACCGGAAATCAGGGTGTTGATCGCTTGCAAAAGCTGGGTGTCGTCAATGCGGTCCGGCTCGATACCGGCCGCACGCACGACATTGAGGACTTCGCTTTCAACCGGGCTAAGACATTGCATAGGCATTCTCCTTGAGGGTTGGGAAAAAGAAAGCCCCGGCAACACAGGTTGCCGGGGCAAAATCATGATAAAAGAACAACATTCTCGGCTTAGCGCTTCTCCACCGAAAAAGGTGGTGAGATTGCTAAAGAGTTATTTCGCGTTACAGACACCACGAAGACCAACCGAGCCCGCCATCTGCCAAGGAACGGCCAGTGAGTCCAGACAACGGGAACCGGCCTTCTTTCCAATCGAGAATTGGCCACCTCCAAAAAAGCAACGCCACGCCGCATGATTAACAGCGCCACGCGGAATGTTTGCATCCTTGCCGATATTGACGACCAAATCGGTGTAGGCATAGCTCCCACCAACATCAACGTGATTGTCCAGCCAGTCCCACAAATTGCCGACAGCATCTACGATATTGAACATCGAGACAGCCTTCTCGACAGCCCCAGCGGAAGTCGGACCAGAATTCGTCACAGCGGACCATGCATAGGTATTATTGTCGTCCTGCCCCGCCGGAGCGCCTTCGGCATAGGTCAGGAATTCCTCGACCGTTGGCAGGCGTTTGCCTGCATTGCGCAGCAGGAGATGGAAATCGGTCCGGGCATAGACGTCATCCTTGATCGGATCGGCGCCATATTTGCTGACCGGGATGTTTTCCGGCCAGGTGCCGGTGCCTTCGCTGTTGAAATAGATATCGGCCCAAAAGCCGCCCTGCGTGATTTCAACCATCCCGGCCGGATCGCAAGTCGGGCGATGGCGCAGATCCCAGACACTGTTGGGTACGATCTGTTCCGGCGGGGTGAAATCGAGGTCATAACGATAGGCGACGGGGCGTACCCGACCATAGTGGAAACCACCAATCTTGCGGCTGTTGGTGACATCATAGCCGTCGGGAACATCGGCATTTTTGCTGGCGACCAGTTTGGCATCTGCGCTGCCGTCACCGGCATCGACGGCAAAGAGCGAGATATCATCCCCAAGCGCCAAAGTCCCCAGCGAGCCGTCATGATGCGCCGGGTCGGTAACCGACCAGTCCGATTGCGCGGCCAGAAGATAGCCATGTCCATTGCCACCGATATTGACCAGACATTCGGGCACATCAAGCGTGGTGGTACCGGTTGCCGAAATCTGTCCGTCGATCGAGAAATACCCGGTAATCGCGGCGAACTGCGCAATATTGATATCCGAGCAAATTTTAACCGTTTGGCTCATACGTCATTCCTTTCAGTTGGAAACAACAAAGCCCCGACAACCGAAGTCGACGGGGCGGAGGGAAGCGAGAGATATCCGGCGAGTGGATCAGTCGGTATTCGACGTTCCGATCGCCGTCATGTCGCGAACATCGACACCGTTCGCGCCGGAACTCGCCACCACGAACAAACCACCCGACATTGTGGCGTCGCGGTTGGTGTTGGCGATGATGAAATCGCCGACGCGCAGCATGTCGCGGGCATCCGCGAAATAGCCGGTGGTGTCGACATCGGCGGCGACATCGGGCGTGATGTAGTGCCAAAGGGTAAATCCGTTGGCATAGGCCAGAACGCTGAGATTGCGGGCCTTGAAACCTTCGGCCATGGGGGCCTCCTTTGTTCAGTCATGTTACCGTCGTTTTGGGGAAACCGGACCGTCTGGCGGTCGCGTTTGGGCTTGCGCCTTATTCCTTGGCGTGAATGCAGGTCACGCCGTCGCCATCGACCAGAACCGCGCCCTGGCTCATGGAATTGTTGACAAAATGGGCGGCGTGATCGCCGTGCCAGGTGATGTCCGATTGCACATCGGCGCCAATCGCATGGCCGATGGCTGTGCGGTGGTACCAGAAGCAGCGGCGGATACCGTCCGAGATCGGCAAGCCGGAATGGGGCATCCACAGCGTGCCGAGCCAGCGTTTGGCCTGGGTGCCTTTCCACGGCAGATCGTCGGAGCCGACATAGTCGCTTGAAGCAAATTCATTGATCGAAAGCAGATCCGACCATTGTTTCCAGCCGACAATCGCATAACGCTGCCCGTCATCGGGCACGTCATTCGCACCCAGCCATTCAAACGCGGCCAAAACCTTGTCGCGCGTCAGACCGGCATCCTCGTCGGCGAAAATCTGGTCGGTGCCGACCAGCGCCTTGATGATCAACTCGTCGGTCTTGCGGCCCAGCGCATAGGCCCCGGCATTGGCCAGCACCATTTTTTCATCATGGTTGATCTTGAGTTCGTCAAGCGCATCGACAGTCGCCGGCATAATAATCGCGCAGGTCACAGCGCACCGCGGCGTGATCGACATTCATCACCGGCACCTTGCCATGGCGCGCCTTGGTGGTGGCCGTGCCCTTGCCGACTTTTTGAAACACCGTGGTCGCGCCGGTAATGCCGTTTTTGACCCGCACGGTATTGCGCAATTTCGATCCCATCCGCTGATAGGCCTGATGGACGTCGGCCTGAAAATGGTCGACGAAACTTTTGTCAATCGAGGTACTCATATCTGCAACTACTCCCCTTGTTCCGCCCACGCGGGGCCATTTGCGGGCAAAGGCAGAAATGCCCGCATCGTGTCATTTTCTGGTCATGCTTTGATGTTTGAATTGGAATGTTCGGAGTCTGTCTGCGTTATCCCCGACGCAGACAGAGCCTCCGAATTTTTGATGAAACTTAAAATCCGCCGGAGCCCCGCAGGTGCGCGCACGAATTTATGCCGTTCTTTTTCTGATCATTCTGGGTGTCGCAGGCTATTTCGTCCTGCCCTATACCCCTGTTGCCGATTACTATCATGCCTTTACCAGCCGGGTTTCCGCCCTGGCCGGGTTCGGATCGGACCGCATTCGCACCCGGGTGATGCTCGATCTGCAAAAGCGCCTGTCCGATGCCGGGATTGCCGTTGGCGCGCCGGTTTTTGTCCGCGCCTTTACCGGCGAAGACAGCCTCGAAGTCTGGTTGCGCGGTGATGACCGTTATTACGATGTGATGGACGTCGCGTTTTGCACATCCGATGACGCCAAAGGCAATGTCGGTGCCGAAGGTGTGCCGGTCGGCGTTTATCAGGTCAGCCGCGACACCCTGTCGGCCAATACCGACAATCATCTTGAAATCGGCCTGACGCGCCTGGCGAGCGACGATGCCACCGATGCGCGCCCGGATGAACGCGCTTCCGTGCCCGCCATTGTCGGCAATTGCGATACCCAAAGCGGCATTGCCCTGACCAACAAGGATATCGAGCCGGTTTACATGCTGATCGATGCCGCATTGCGCGCCGGACAAAGCACGATCCCGGTACATATCTTTGAAAAGCATCATCAGATTGACGATGTGGTCGAGCTTTCCGAAGACGCCACCAAAACCGCGCCCGCCCCGGGGCTGTATGACGTGTATGTCGCCTTTGAACGCAGCCATATCCCGCCCGATGTCCATAAAAGCGACGGGCGATACAAAGTCGATAGCGGCAGTTAAAAGCGCGCATAAACCCTAGCCGCCATCGCCGTGCAGGCGGGAAAATGCCGCCTGCACCTGACGGACCAATGCGGGATCGCCATCACGCCAATAGCGCGGATCATTCATCAACCGGCGGATTTCGGCGCGCGGCGCTTCGCCCGATGCCCCTTCGCTCGCCGGTCCCAGCGCGGCTTCGCGCCCGCCTTCCATCAACCGGTGCAGGGCACGCACCCCGTCAACACTTTGCGCCATCGCCGCGTACGCCGCCTCGGGCAGGTTTTCACGCCCCCATTTGGCAATTTTCGGCGCCAGACGCTGCCAGTTTTCCGCCCCGCCAAAGCTGGCGGCGAGGTTTTGTTGCGCGGTCTCAAAAGCCTGATCGGCGGCGCGGGTTTCGACATCGCGCACCCTTGGCGCGAGGATTTCAGCGGCCAGATCATAGACCAGTTGCGCCTGATCGACGGTGAAATGCGCGTCATGCAGGCGCTGATTGATCGCGGCATCGGCCCCGCCCAAGGCGTCATCGACGTTCAGATCATAGTCCTCTGCGGTTTGCGGCACGCCCAGGGCGGCGTAAAAGGCGTTGCGCTCTTCCTCGCTGGCCTGCGGGCCGGGGATCGCGGGCGGTGATGGGGCGCCATCGGATTGGGCAGCAGGATCGCCGGGAATTTCGGGCAAAAGCGATGGTGCCTCCGGTGCGAGGGTTTCAGAGGGCAGCGTATCCCCCATGCTGGCAGGTTCCGCCGTTTGCGGTTGTGGTGCGGGTTGGGTGTCAGCAACCATGCCGGTAGCCTCTGCGCCTGGCGAACCCGACGCACCGGCCTCCATGCCCTCCGTGTCTGACGGTGCTGTGTTTTGCAAGCGGACTGTCATGGCGAGACCTCCTGTTCATCCTGTTCATTCAGATCGTCAGTCGGGGCATAAATCGCGTTTGCGGATGCGGGCGCGGCTTGGCACAGGCGCAGGATGCGCAGCACCAGGGCGCGCTGGCCTTCGAGATGCCAGATCGCGTGATCGCCGGCATCCGGCCCCAAGGCCCGGCCGAGCGTGATGGCGCAAAGACCGTCGAGGATTTGCGCGCCGTCGCCGTTGCCAAATACCCGCTGGAAAACGGCTCGATCCGGCAAAGGTGCGTTGCGGCCCGGTGCGCCGATCCGGTGGGCGGTATCGCGCGGGGTTTGATCCGTGTTCATGGAGCCTCCCCGCTCAGAACCGCGGTCAAAGCAGCAACATCGTTGCCATCCATGCTGGCCGTCGGGTCAAACTGGCTGCGCGGGCGCAACAGATGATCGGGCACGCCGAACTGATCGGCGAGCCAGGGCACGGTGCGGTCCAGATCAATCTGCGCCAGCGCGTCCGGCCCCAGCGCGGCCAGGCGGGTCAACCAATCCAGCGTTTGCCCTGCACGCACCCGTTTGGGCAATTCGGCCATGGGCGCGACATGGCGCAACGTCACCACATCGCCATCCAGCGGAATATCGGGCAAGGCGCCGCGCCGGGCGAGAATGTGCAAGGCACGCCGCATCAACGGATAGAGCAATTCGGCCTGAAGGCGGCTATAGGTCGCGCTTAAAAGCCGGGCGTTCTCGGCGGCACGCTCCATTACCTCGGTCGCGGTCATACGCGGCAGATCGACCTGCCCCAGACGGTCTGCCATCAGGCAGCGGCGAATACGTTCGCGCAAATCACCGAGCACAAGATCGGACACATCAAACCGCCCCGGCGCCTCAAGCGGGGTCAGCCCCGCCGATCCCACCGCCTTGGGAATGATGGAACCGGGCACCAGCCGCACGGTGGACGGGTTCAGGATGCCGTCATCATCGGCCTGCCAGATGCCGGTGACTGCAATCGACGCGTTTTTAAGCACCAGTTCACCCACTTTGTTGGCGGTCTTGATATCGGGCAGCGCCTTCATCACCGGCGACCGGCCATAAATCTCGCCCGG